ATATAAAGTCTAGCTTCCAATTGTTTTGCGTAGCCTTCTATATCCTTTATGGAAGGCTCTTTCTTTTTACATTCCTCTAAAATCCCTAATGTATCTAATCTGGATTTCTGAACTATGTCTTTTAAATCTCTTATGTTTACTATTCTTTCTGAAACATATTTCACTCTTACACCTCCTACCTATTGCTACTTGCCTAATCCTTTCTTAACTCCTATACTTTAATTACTGGTGTTGCAGCACCTAGTTTTAAGAAGGGAGAGTTTTTTATGGAACTTACAAAAATAACCACTAAATTTGCTGTTGTTCTTTATAAAAATTACTTACAACGTATCAAATCAGATATTCCTAGAACAATCGCTGTTGAATTTAATAACCTATCATCCTCTAATTTTCCTGATTTTTCTGATGATGATATTAGCTATTGTATTGAAGAAATGAAAAATCATAAGTATATAACTGAAGATATCTTAGGCAATATAACGCTTGAACCAACTTTTATATATACTATGGAAAATCGCTTCAAATCCAATTTAAGTGAGGTTATTAATTTTTTAGCAAACATAACTTCAAATATCATTTAATTTATTCAGCTAGTATCTTTTGATACTAGCTGAGTTTTTCTCCATCCTTGCTATATGTGCCGATTTCTTTCATCACTTTTGCCGCACATTCCATAGTTACTCCCCACTTAGTTCCATCAAAATTAATCTGTATAAACTCTATTCCTGCTCCTATTGGCTTTCCATTAAGTAGAAATATCTTATTCTGTGCATCTACATACAAACTTTCTAATTTATCTGGAAGCTCCGTTATTGATTGTGTCTTCACACTCTTACCTCCCTGTTCTATTACTTAATATGAAATATCTTGTTAATAACAAATCTTGAACATTCATCTAACTCTTTGTTAGTTGGGTGAATGTTTTTTCTTATCAAGTAATTCGATAATATCAGTTTATCTATTCTGTTCTTTATCCAACCTATTGCACATA